TATAATAAGGGGGGTCACTACGTACTGGAATTCGACGAGGCGATCCACTTAAACGACGACGCCACTAATAAGGCGGTTCCACGTACGTACCAGATCGTGCGCCAGATCAAGGACCACTGCGTCCGCAAGGGCATCCTGCCAGAGAATGTGGCGGTCGATGCCACTGGTGCTGGCGCACCGTTCTGTGACGTTCTGGCTGGCGAGTGGTCGCCGTCGATCTTCCGTGTGAGTTTCGGCGGCAAGCCCTCCGACAAGCGGGTCAGTGCAAACAGTAGGCTGACGGGCGAAGAACTCTACGTGAACCGTGTATCCGAACTCTGGTTCGTGGGCAAGGAACTGATGCGAACTAAACAGGTGTTTGGAATCTCTGCCGATCTGGCACAGGAGATCTGCGCCCGAAACTACGATCTGGTCAAAGGCGGTTCCCTCAAAGTGAAGATCGAATCGAAGCCAGAGTTCAAATCCCGTTTCGGGAGGTCGCCTGACTTAGCGGACGCAGCCTTTCTCGCGCTGGACTGTGCCCGTCAGCGATTAGGTCTAGTGGCAGTCGAGCCACCGAACGATGATGCGGGTACAGGATTCAGGAGACAGGTTACGATTTCAGGGCTCAGGCAAGCTTTGGCGGTGGACTCAATCGACTAAATCCAAACGACCGTTTAAATTTTCAATTTAGCCAAAGTAAAAAGTCTTTTGAAATGATGGAATTCATTAAGTGGGGCTTAATGAATTACAGTAATAGAAAACACTTTTATATATAGGGGGTGAGAAAATCATTGACGCTTAAGGAAATTCGTAGCGTTGACAATTTTTTTCCTTCTGTTAAAATCTGTCTGTGGCAAACAAACGTTTCAAACGATTACCGTCCGGTCAAATCCAGTATATGGGAGAGAAGTACGCTGGATTCAATAAGCCGAAGAAAGCACCTGCTGGCTCGCCAAAGAAGTTCGTGGTTTTGGGTAAGGAAGGTGATAAAGTCAAAAAGGTTTCGTTTGGCGCGAGAGGCTACGAAGATTTCACCCAACACAAAGACCCCAAAAGGCGGGCCAATTTCCGTTCGCGCCACAATTGCCAGACAGCAAACGACAAAACGACCGCCCGCCATTGGGCTTGTAAATACCTGTGGTGATATCGTGTTGACATTATGTTCTACACAAATTAATATCCCCCCATGGCTCTCCCATCTGCGTATACCCCACCTAAAAATTCTGAGGAACTCGACAAAAGAAAAGAGTTAGCCTCCGTATTAAAACAGTTTGCACGTGGAGAAGTCAAGGTAAACCCTGAAGATATGGTAAAATCAGGGGCCACTATGGGGGTCTCGCGTAATCAGTTGAGCAATCTCTACCAACAATATCGCAAAGATTTTCAAAATAACCCCCCTCAGGATTTGATGGGTGACACTCCCCCCACTGGCACACCCACTGGCACACCCACTGGCACACCCACTGGCACACCCACTGGCACACCCACTGGCACACCCACTCAACCGTCTCTGTTTTCTGGAGAGTACCAAAAAGAGGGTCCAGTTAAGGGTCCATTCATAACTTCAACTACTCCAGCAGCTACACCCACTCAAGCCCCACCTGCTGGAACTCAAGATCGTGGTCCAGAAACAAAAGGTCTAGATCGCCTCGCAACGATGCAAGGAACTACTATGGGTTCGGCTTCGTCGTTGGGCCAACGTAGATCTCTTGAGTCTGAAGGTGGCAGAGCTATGAGAATGGCTCGTAAACTTGAACGACAAGGATTTAGTAAAGCGGCTGAACAAATGGCACTTGCCGGAGCGCAAGCAAAGCTCAGTGAACCAGCCCTTAAAACTCAAGCCTACCGTGAAAAAGCCGCACAGATGGGTGCACTAGCACAAGCACAGACCGAAGCAGCTGAGGAAGAAAAACGTCAAACTCTTGCCTTTTTAAAGCGAGCACGTGAACAAGGTTCTCGAGAATTGGATAATGGTGGTCTAACTCCTGCAACTGCAACCCTATTCGGCAGTCTCTATAAAAAATAATATGGCTGATTTCTCATATAATTCTGATATCTCCCCTTTGAAAGGGTCTTATTTTTCTGACGTGTCAAGATCGACAAACTTGTCTGATAGGGAGAAATCTTTCCTTACTGAAAAATATGGGGCAGCAATAAATGCCTCGCTAGACTCACAGATTAAATCTATTAGTGGTGTAATAAAGTTTCAGCAAGAACAGCGACAAGCTGATCTTGAATTCAAACGGGCACAACTTGCTTTAGACGAGACCCGTAGGAAAATTCAGAACGAGATGGAAATGGAGCAGGTTCTACCTAAGATTGAACCTTTACTTACGGGCCTTATGAACAATAAGGAAATCGATTCAGCTACTGCGATTGCTGAAGGGGAAAAACTTAGGCTTCAATTCTCACCTTACACATTAAAAAATCCCGCACTAAATAGTGTGTTCGATAATTTTGTTAAGGGAGTAAATACAAGGAATGCTAATTCTACTATTATTACTAATCTTGCTGCAAAGGCAGCTGAAGATGGTGATGTTAAAGCAGCCGAAGACATCTTGAGAAGTAAAGACCCTAATTCGGCTATTACTCGACTGGCTCAATCACAAGCTGAAATCAACAAACAAGCGGGTAGTTTGAAACAACAAGAGGAAGCTGGCAAAACATTTAGAGCGCAGAACAAAGCTCAATTGTCCGTGCTCAATTCACAGCTCGACACGATCCTCAAAATGAAACCTGAATCCCTAACCACGCCCACTCAAAGTGATGGAGCGTTCGGTTCTTCGGCAGCAGAAAATAAAGGACCATCATTTACTAAACAGCAGAAGGATACTTTAGAAATCATTCTCAAAAAAATGAACCCCTCTATGAGGAATAAAGACTTTAGCGGAGTTTCCCCCGAAGATATGTATAACGATACATTGGAGGGAACTTACTTAAAGATCGATGAACTTACTGGAGGAACTCCACAATCTACCATCTTCAAAAAATCAGAATAACATTCTACACCCCCACATAATAGAAAGAGTACTGCTATGACAGAACTAGACAAATTGCCTCCGTTGGAGACAGAAAACACAACTCCAGCTGAACCCGAATTCAAAGCCTTTTCAGATTGGAAAACAGATAATTCATCAGGAGACCCGATTAAAGATCGAGTAGAGTGGGGCAACTATGTTAGGGAGAAGTATATCGATGCTGGTTCTTATGATGATCAAGTTGAACTTGAAATCCGTCAGACAACTAAAGACCGTCTCGTAGCGGGTGGTCTGATTCAGGAGGGGGATACAGAAACTGTGGATAGGTTGTACGCCGCTCCAGAAGTGGATCTTGACACTAAACTGAAAAAGATCCAGTCAACGTTTGATTATGATACTCCTGAATGGGAAGCGGCGACTAAGTACCTTTCTTTTAAAGAAGTAAATCCAGAAGGCTCTGAAGTTGACGAATCAATTAAACAGCGTGGGGAACAATATCGCGTTCAAGCAGAATCAATTGCTGATCGTTATTACAATGACGCGAAACGCAGGATGGTATTGAACGGAGAAATCCCCATCGCAAAGATCATTAACGAAAAGGGAGAACAAGATTATATTATCGGAAGCACTTTCGATAAAAACAATTTGGGTGAGTCTATTAGAAACAGTAAAGTTGGTGATGTCTCTTTTGCAGATGCCCCTAATATTGTTTCTAAATCTAGAATCCCTAAAGGATATAACGAAGAAGCCTATAAAGTTGAACGATATGTTCAAGCTATGGGCGTAATCGAAAACATTTGGGGTGGCCTAACCAATTCTTATATGGATCGTTATGGAGACGATCTTGCAGAAGCGGATAGAGAAAACCGTAAATTAACGGATCAACAAAAGCCCGACTTTTCTTCAATTAGACGTGATGTAAATAAACTACTTCCAGATAACGAAGGTTTTACAGACGAAGAAATTGAGAAAGCATTTACTCAATCGGCCCTTATGAGGGCTAATTCTAAAAATAAGTTTCAAGTTTACGACGACCCTGAAGAGGCTTATAGAAACGTTCGCAGTGTAGGATTTGCTTCCCCTTTAGTGAACCCTGCAACTATGGCAAATGAAGAAAAGTTCAATCTTGCTGTAAATAAAAACCCGTATCTTTCTGAGGAACAGAAAGATTATCTTAACACTACTCGCGAACCTTTCATTCAAGCGAACTTTGAACACTACGATAAGACGCTTACTGAATCTGATAAGTTGTCGGAAAAGTGGTTGAACGCCCTCCAATCTGGACGCGCTTCTGGCATGAAGGACTACCAGATTCTCGATCAGTTCACTAGCGACAAAGATAACTTTAATGAAATGTCGGCCCGTATTTCGGGCGTTGCAGAATCTGTTCTCGATGGATTTGGAGAACTCGTAGCCTCTATTCCTATGTTGGCTGGAGCCGATTGGGCTCGAGACTACATGATTGATAATATCAAAGAGCGCAACAATCGACGCTCAGTTGCCCGTCTTTTTGGTACTGAATTCGGAATGGGTCAGGACTTCATGGAAGCTATCGCCCCTATGCTAACTGATGTTGGGGCCACTGCACTCCTTTCACTTGCTACTGCTCCTGTTGCTGGAGCGGGTGGTGCGGCATTTGCTTCAGCCAAAGCTGGAGCCCGCCTCACAGCGAAAGGATTATTGAAGTCGATGACTTCAAATGTCTTCCGTCAACTCCCTACTGAAACAGTTGAACAAGCTTCTAAGCGTCTGCTCGCTGAAGGTCTTATTAAAGAGTCAACGAAAGAAGCAGGTACGAAGGGTGCGATGGCGGCTATCAATGCGTACAATAGCTCTCTGGTTTCAAGTATTGGGACTACTTCAGCAGTAGCGTTGCCAGCATTCAACCGTTCAGCTGGATCTACATACGCCACTGTTTATTCACAGCTTCAGCAAGATGGTAAACTTACACCAGAACAAATGCACGATCGGGCATTGGGTGCTGGTCTTACTAGCGGGGCCATTACTGCTGCGATTACATCAACCTTTGGTGCTTTGGGTCGCGGTAGTCTTGAAGACGCTCTATTAGGTGGGGCTACAAAACGTCAAATTAAAAACATCATAACTCGTTTGGCTAAGGTTGATGATATTAAGGACGAAGTGTTCACTAAAGTTGTAGCATCAACAATGAACGATACACTAAAGAAATTTAGTGGTGCTAATTTTGCAAAGGAAATTGGGAAGAATGCATTTGACGAAGGGTCTGAAGAAGCTCTCGACGAGTTCATTAACGGATTTGTTACAGATGCCGCTACAGATCAAGATACTCCATTCCTTGAACGATTGGAACAAGCGGGACGTGCCGCAATTTTAGGGGGTGTATTAGGTGGAACTGTTCCAGCATTGAAAGCTATCAAGAGTACTGTTGCAAGTGAGAGTACACCAGACCAACGACTTTCGACTGAACTTCAATTCGCTAAAGACATTAGTGATAGGCTTGCAGAGACAAGCCCCGTCTCTGCTCAGACAGTGCGCTCTATCCTCACAGCTCCACGTGCTGGTCGCGCAGCCTATGCTGCTAGTAAATTGGCGGAAGCTAGAGCATTAGCCAACCCCCCTCAAGTTCCAGTTCAAATTGAAGAGCAAGTAACACCTGAAGGCACTACTGTAAAAGAAGAAGCTGGCGCAGATTCTGATGAATCATCTCCAGTTGTTCTGACTCCTCAAGGTCTTATTACTGCTGGTAAGGAGCCAGCAGTTGTAGTTGTTCCAGACGAAGTAGTTTCGGGACCAAAACCAGAAGAGGAGCAACAAGCTGCTAAAGAAGGACAACTCGTCGATATTGAAACGGAAACTGTTTCTCCAGAGATTCCGCTTTTGGGAAATCAAGAAGAACAAATAGTAGAGCCAACTGAATCCGCTACTACCACATTTGATTCGACCCAAAAAGCTGACCCACTAATTGTGGACCTCATTAAAAAGAAATTGGCGAGTGCTACACCAGAAGAAATCAAAGAGGCTACTAAACAAGAACTCATTATTCGTCCAGCGGAAGAACAAGATGTAAAGTTACCATCCAGAGCAACACTATCACCCCCGATTGATATAACAGTAGAGGTTGTAGACAACAAAGAGAAAGCCAAATCTGCGTTGAACTTCATTAACTATAATCGGGAACTAAGAAAAGATGTACCGAATCAGAATTCTCTGACTATTGAATCAGACGATGTTAAGAAGATTACTTCTAAAGTTTCTCTTTTTAATTCGACGCCAGATGCTGCTGCTAGATACATGTTTAATACTGTGTCCGATTTGAAAGCCGCTCAGTTGGAAGACTCTAACGAAGTAGGTTCCGAAGAGCCAGTTGTTACAGCACCAGTAGCTACAACAACTAAAAAAGTTGCGGGCAAAAAACAGCCAAAAGCTGAACAGCCAAAAGCTGAACAGCCAAAAGCTGAACAGCCAAAAGTTGAACAGCCAAAAGCTGAGAAACCCAAAACCGCTGTTTCACAAGTGATAGCAGAAGAGGCTGAAATTATTATGGAGCGTCTCGCTAACGCTGGCGCACTCGTACGATTCAAAAAGAGCGCACGATATGGAATGCCTTTAGGATTTGATTCGGACACTAAACAATCCGAATGGTCAGACCAATTGGCTAAACGAGTCTTCAGCAAATATAAACCACTTAAAGCTGAAGAGGTATCTGAGATCTACCAAATTCCTCTAGTCCTTACTAAAGTTGGTGAAACCAAATCTTTGAGTTGGTGGAATCCGTTTACGGAAAGTTTTGAGACTAATAAAAATATTAAGTATCGTACAGTAATAGACGGAGGAACTCCAATTGGTCTATTCGACAATAACCCGCTGACTGTTGCGGCTATGTTGAAACAAGAACTTCCAGTTTTTGTACCTTCAACTTTTGATGGTGAGATTAACGAAGCAATTAAGGTCGATGAGATAACTAAACAAGTTTATGATGTAAGATTTCCAGCAGCCAGTGATGGACTTACAGAAATTTCTATTGTTCATAAAGACGGGAATAAGACGGATTCAAATCCAATTTCAAAAACAGTTAGTAATCTTTTTGAATTTGTAAGTGGATTAAAACCCCCGATCGATTCGTGGATTGGAATACACCGCGACCTTACAAATCTTGCAGATCAGGAAACTAGACTGTCTTCAACTACTTATTATGAAGCAGTTGATAGGGTAAATAGATTCTTTGGTGATGTGTACACTAATCTTGGAAATGTTGCTGATACGAATAAAAGAATGGTAGGCCCATCTAGAGCCTTCCTCAAACTTCTAGGATTCGGAGACCCTAAAAAAGGGCTTACACGATCTCAAGTATCTGACGCAAATGAGATGGCGATTATCGAGATCATTCCCGAATTCCATTTAACTTTGTTTAGGGGGGAACTTTACCAGACTCTACAAGCACAAGGAATTCTTAAGGATGAAGGCTGGTTCTCTGCTGAAACACCTGTTATGGGCAAAAGAGGTTTATTGGGAATGAGCGGATTATCTATGGAAAGAGAATATAGTATTGAACCACAATCAGTACAGCAATCACGCAATATTCTTCTTGATCGGATTAAAGTTCCTTCTGATTTTAAGATACCAAAAGAGCTTTTAGATAAGTCTGCTACAGAATTAAAGGCTTACTTCCTACTTAAAAAAGGATTTAAGAAGGGGCAAACAATTCCAAAGATCGAGGATCAAAATGTAACTGCAGAGAATCTTAATACTGATTCTGCTAATGTTGTACTTGATCAGTTTATTTATAATTCAATCAACGATAACCTTTCTCGTCCAGATAAATCAGGACGATTCCCGAATGTACCAGCAGTCATAAAACGAATTAGCAATCGGGTTATCGAGCGTGTTAAATATAAAACTCAAACGGCTCAAAATTCTGATATCTTTAGCCGCCTACAATACGAAGATGACGGCACTATACTGGACTCCAAAGAGTTCTACGATGCACTGGCAGAGATGTATGGTATCGAAGAAGTTACTTACGAGAACATTCACTCCTCACTAGATGCCCTCAAAGCGGGAGAAGTATTCCGTGAAATTAGATCAGATTTAGAAAATCTTCTCCGTTCTAATGAAGGTGTGGGGGTATCCAAATCTCTTAGAGATCTTGCAAAGAAGACAGTGTTCAGATCAGATCCATCTGTAGTGGAGAACATGTTCCCTGTAGATGTGTTCCGATCCATTGC